GCTGGCGATGACCAGCTCATTAGCCTATCTGATTGCGAAGACGCAGCTCGCCGGGTTTATACCGACAAGGATGTTGAGGGCGCCCCGAAGATCCTTGGCGTTGACCCTGCTCGATTTGGTGACGACCGCTCGGTGGTGTTCAAGCGTCGCGGCGTCCAGGCTTATGACCCAATCGTCTACCGTGGCATTGACAACATGGACCTGGCTGCTCGCGTGGCTAATCACATTGAATCCTGGGAACCTGACGCTGTCTTCATCGATGCTGGCGCCGGGGCCGGGGTGATTGATCGCCTGCGCCAACTTGGTTACGAAGTGATCGAGGTGCCGTTCGGTGGCAAGGCAGTGCAGCCTAATCTGTTCTTGAACCGCCGGGCAGAGATGTGGTGGGATATGCGCGACTGGATTATCAATGGTGGCGCTATTCCGAACGATAACGGACTCAAGCAAGAGCTTGCCACGCCGACATACTGGTACGATGCTGCCGGGCGCAAGGTGCTAGAGCCAAAAGACGAGATCAAAAAGCGACTTCAAGGTGGTGGCTCGCCTGATATGGCGGATGCCCTTGCGCTCACCTTTGCTTATCCTGTGTCACCGAAGAAGATCCGGGACATCTACGAGATCGCCCGCGACCGTGCAAAGGGAGGTGATTATGACCCGTACGCAGTCATGTGAGGTACCCGTATCCACGTCACAGCACAATAGACTGCGATCAAATATCGTGGTTCGCCAAACAAACATGGAATCGCTAGAGCTGGAATCTAGTTTTCATGCTTTGGTTGAGGAGTATGTAGCAGAATCCAGGCCCGAGGAAATGCCAAGGCATAACCCGGACATGGCTGGCTACAAGCGACTCGAGGCAGTAGGGATGCTGTCTGTATTAGGCGCTTATGATGGCGATGAGCTTGTTGGATTCATCATCATAATGGTGGCACCAGTTCCGCATTACGGAAGTGATGCAAAGCTGGCGACAACCGAGTCTTATTTTGTGGCGCTTGCGCATCGTCGTGGCGGCACAGGGCTTAAGCTATTGCGTGCAGCAGAAGCAAGAGCCAAAGAGATGGGAGCTGTCGTTATGTTTGTCAGCGCCCCGATGAACGGTCGATTGGTTCAAGCGATGCCGAGCTTTGGCTACCGAGAATCAAATCGAGTGTTTTGTAGGAGACTGTCTTGAGCAATATCGTACCGTCGGAGCGTCGCGTACCCGCCATGAGCAACACAGCTATTGCTAAAGTGCAAGAGCTTCAGGCCGCAGTCGATGCCATGCCGCAGATCTCAATTGAGACTGACCATGTCATTCACGGTGGAATGTATGCTCGAACCATTACAATTGCGCCCGGAACTATTTTGGCAGGCGCTTTGATCAAGGTTCCTACAACTTTGATTGTTAACGGCAGTTGTCGCGTGTTTCTTGGAAACGAGAGCGTGGACCTGCACGGATACAATGTGCTTGCGGCCAGCGCTGGTCGCAAACAAGCTTTTGTTGCGTTTGAAAAAACGCAGCTAACGATGATCTTTGCCACTGAAGCCAATTCGGTTGATGCTGCCGAAGATCAATTTACAGAAGAAGCCGGACAGTTGATGTCTCGCCGAGACGATGCGGTAAACACGGTTATCATCACAGGAGAATGACATGACAGGTGCAGTATCAGCATCAACAATCGCCCTTTCTGTAGCAGCAGGTGCCGCAGTCGCTGGCACAGCTTATTCAATTTATTCTGGCGAGCAACAGAAGTCAGCTCAAGCTGATGCTTTGAAACAGCAGCAACAAGCGCAAAGAGAAGCCACTGAACGAGCCAGGGGTCAACAGCAAAAGGCAGAGCAAGCGCAGAATGCCGCCAATGCTAAATCACCTGACGTTGCTGGAATCATGGAAGCCGCAGGTAAGGCAGCACAAGGCGGTCCGTCTGGCACAATGCTGACCGGTCCGTCGGGCGTAAGTCAGGCTGACCTGACTCTCGGCAAAAATACTCTTCTAGGCGGCTAACATGTCACAGTTCACCAGCGACGCAACGTCGTATAAAAACGCGCCAACACGGGACCAGCTGTTCACCCGTTGGGGTCAGCTCAAAGCTGAACGAGCTAGTTGGTGGGCGCACTGGCAAGAGATCACGACCTATCTTCTGCCACGAAATGGCCGCTACTTCCGACAGGATCGTGACAAGGGCTGGCGTCGTCACAACAACATCTATGACAACACTGGCACACGCGCTCTGCGTACGCTAGGCGCTGGCATGATGGCTGGTGCTACGTCACCGGCTCGCCCTTGGTTCCGTCTTGGCACGGGTGACCCGGAGCTGAACAACTATCCTCCGGTCAAGCTGTGGCTTGATGACGTGACCCGTCGCATGCAGATTGTGTTTCAGCGCTCCAATACTTACCGCGCCCTGCACGGCATGTACGAAGAGCTGGGCGCGTTCGGTACCGCTGCATCGATCATCCTGCCTGACCGTCAATCTGTGATTCACCATTACCCGGTGACCACTGGCGAATACTGTATTGCTACTGACTACCAGGGCCGCGTGTGTACCTTGTACCGAGAGTTCGAGAAGACGGTCGGCGAGATCGTCAAAGAGTTCGGATACAAGAACTGCTCGAACACGATCAAGTCGATGTATGACAACGGCAACCTGGACAAATGGATTCCGTTGATTCACGCCATTGAGCCACGGGCTGACCGTGATCCACGCAAAATGGATTCGCTCAACATGCCGTTCGCAAGCTTCTATTTCGAAGTCGGTGGCGACCCGAATAAGTTTTTGCGCGAAGGTGGCTTCAAGACTTTCCCTGCCGTAGTGCCTCGCTGGGCTACTGCTGGCGGTGACATCTACGGCAACAGCCCGGGCATGGAAGCTCTGGGCGACATCAAGCAGCTACAGCATGAGCAACTGCGCAAGGCTCAAGCAATCGACTTTCAGACAAAGCCGCCGCTTCAAGCTCCGACCACGATGAAGAACCGTGATGTCGAGATGCTGCCGGGTGGTATCACGTTTGTTGATGGCCAAGGCCAAGGCATCAAGACTGCATTCGATGTCAATCTGAATCTTCAATATCTTCTGGCAGACATCCAGGACGTGCGAGAGCGTGTCCGTGGCTCGTTCTATGCCGACCTTTTCCTGATGCTCGCCAATGCAACAGACACCCGCATGACGGCTACCGAAGTGGCAGAGCGCCACGAAGAGAAGCTGCTGATGCTTGGTCCGGTTCTGGAGCGCCTGCACAACGAACTGCTCGACCCTCTCATCGAGATTACGTTCGATCGCATGGTAGAAGGCGGCATCGTCCCCCCGGCACCAGAAGAGCTGCAAGGCATGGATCTCAACGTCGAGTTTGTGTCCATGCTTGCCCAGGCGCAACGCGCAATCGGCACCAATTCTGTTGACCGCTTTGTTGGTAACCTTGGTGTGGTTGCAGGCATCAAGCCCGAAGTGCTGGACAAGTTCGATTCTGACCAGTGGGTAGATAGCTACAGCGAAATGCTTGGCGTTGATCCGAAGATGATCATTGCCAGCGACCAGGTTGCTGTCATTCGCGAAGCCCGCGCCAAGGCTCAAGCAGCCCAGGCACAGGTTGATGCAATGCATACAACTTCAGAAACCGCTCGCAATCTTGGTGCAGCGCCAACGGGTGGCGGCAATAACGCACTGATGGATGTAATGAATCAGTTTTCTGGCTATAACTCACCTTCACCTGTAGAGGTTTAATCATGGCAAAAGATAAAAGCACACTTCTGTACGGCATGGAACATGGCGCCGGTGATTCTGGCTCTGCCGCAGAGTTCATCACCAAGCTTCTAGATGCCGTCACTATCATTCACAAGCAACATCTGATGACGACCGGCCCTGGTTCGCTTGCCGCTCACGAAGCTCTTGGAGATGTCTATGAAAGCCTTTCGGATCATGCTGACAATCTTGCTGAATCATTCATGGGTTGTACGGGGATGGGCATCACGTTTGGTGGCGTCAATGCCGAGAATTTCTCGTCGGAGACTCGTCGAATTTATGAGTACATCGAAACCAACCGAATGATGATTGGCACAGAATCCCATCTCCAGAATCTGGTGGATGAAGTTCTCGACAGCCTGGCTCGCAGCCTGTTTAAGCTGGACCGCCTTGCCTAACCCATTTCTGGGAATCGTATGAAACTCTGGAACATGCTGAACCCCATCCCGGAAGGATGGGAGCGCCACCCTAC